AAGAATCTGACGAAGATTCGAATGACTCTGGCGATTCTGATGACTTGGATGAGGAATCAGATGGTTCTGACAGCGAAGATTCTGATGCCTCTGAAGAAGAAACTGATAACGAAAATGAATCAGAGTCTGAAACTGGTCGTGAAGGCGCGCAAGATTCAAATGAAGAATCTGATGATGAGCCGCAGTCTATCACTGACCGCAATTTCCGTCAGCGCGAGCAGGAACTGATCAATCAAACTGGTGAAGTCTTCATGGTTGAGTTGCCTGAAGCCAATCTTTCCAAGATTATTCTGCAAAATAATGTTGTGATGAATGATCTTGAGAAATTTATTCGTGGGCAGATTGCTGATCCTCATCGCACTTATGGTCACAACAAAGTCTCTTATGAGGCTGTTGCTGCCAAGTGTGTGCGCAAATTCAATGCGAATAACAAGAAGTTTATTATGCATATCTTGAAGGAATTTGAGATGCGCAAGAAGGCTGCAGATTATGCGCGTGTTCAGACTGCCAAGACTGGTGAGTTGAACATGAATGTTCTGCACAACTACAAGTTTAGCAATGACTTGTTCAAGAAAATTTCGGTTGTGCCGAAAGGCAAGAATCACGGCATGATCATGTATGTTGACATGTCAGGTTCGATGTCTGAGATTCTCCGCAATACGATTGAACAGTGCCTTGTGCTTGTTTCGTTCTGCCGACTTGCAAAGATTCCGTTTGATGTGTATGGTTTTAGCAATGATTGGTATGAGTCGAGTGGTCCGCAGGTGAGTGGTCATGAGAAATTTACAAAACCAACTTCTGATCAAGACAATATCGGTAGAATTGATGCGTGTAACTTTCACCTCAAACATCTGATTGGCTCAACTTTGTCACCCAGCGATTATCGTCGTTCTTTCAACAATCTTTGCATTGTTGCGAATGAATACTATCGTGGTTATCATAGTGTTGGTGCTCAAGATGATAAAGATCATGGTTCCTTCTATTACAATTGGCAAGATGGTGGTTTTGGTTTGCATGGCACGCCATTCCAACAGACTCTTCTTGCTTCGCGTGACATGATCAACAAGTTCCGCGCCAAACACAAATTGGATATTGTCAATGTCATCTATCTGACTGATGGTGTAGGACAGGAAGGTGTGATGATTCCTTGGACGCGAAAGGGTGTTGTCTATCTTGTTGACAAAAAGACCAAGAAGAAGATTCGCGTTGATGGTTGTGTTCAGGCTGCACTAACTCAACTTGTTCGTGATGTGACTGGATGCAAACATCTTGGCTTCTTCCTTGCAAGCAAGGGTGATGTTCAAGTTATGGTTCGCGACCTTGAGTGGTCCAAGAATATTAATCATCAAGAAGGTTCCGCGATCAAGAAAAAGTTCCGTGAAGAAAAGTTTGTTGCAGTTAAAAATCTTGGCTATGATCAATACTTCTACATCCAGTCTGCTGTTGGAGCAATCAAAGAAGACAAGATGGAAATTAATGCTGGCATGACCAAGAACAAGATGGCGAATGAGTTCTCTCGCTCTGTTAACAGCAAGAAGTCCAGCCGCGCTCTTGTCACCCAGTTCGCCGAGGAGATTTCGGCGAGTTTGAAGGTGGCTGCGTAAGTTGTTGATTCTATTAGAGTTTTTACCTGTTGTTTATTGTGCAGTTTTGCGCGATAATAGTTATATGATGAATCGTTGTGATGGAGTTTGATGAAATGAGAAAGCCGAATTATTCAACCGCAGACAAGACTGCGCTGCTCGAAAAGTTGTATGCGCATTACGACAAGGAGACCATCTCCTTGAAGGAACTGAATGCGTTTGTTGAAAAGAACAAGATCAAGCAATTTCCGTATTTCATTCTTCGCGAGTGCAAGGTTGCGCGAAACACGTTCAACATCATGTCGAAAAACATGACTGCATCCGCTACACCGCAGCAATCTGTCTCTGCTGTTGCGATGGCACCAATTGCGCAGGTTGTAAATCTTGCGTCTCGTCGTGCGCAGAATGTGACTGAATCTTTTGTTCCGCAAAAGAACAGCACCTATGTTCCGTTCGGATTCTACAATGATCTGCGAAACATCATCAAGTCTCGCATCTTCTATCCGATTTACATCACTGGTCTTTCTGGTAACGGCAAGACGATGATGATTGAGCAGGTTTGTGCTGCTCTTGGTCGCGAGTTGGTTCGTGTCAATATCACCAAGCGCACCGATGAGTCTGATCTCATTGGTTCGTATGAGTTGATTGATGGTAGCACTGTGCGCCGCGAAGGTCCAGTGCTGACTGCAATGCGTCGTGGTGCTGTGCTTCTGCTCGATGAGTGTGATCTTGGCACCGAGGACATCCTCTGCCTTCAACCGATTCTTGAAGGCAAGCCATACTTCGACAAGAAGACTGGTGAGGTTGTGCATCCTGCTGCTGGCTTTACGGTGCTTGCGACTGCGAACACCAAGGGTAAGGGTAGCGACGATGGTCGATTCATCGGCACAAACATTCTCAACGAAGCATTCTTGGAGCGTTTCGCTGTGACTGTTGAGCAAGAGTATCCTCCTGCGAATACTGAGCGCAAGATTCTTGAGAAGAATTTTGCAGAGTTGGGCATCAATGATGATGTGTTCATTGAGCGACTCATCACGTGGGCTGAAGTTATCCGCAAGTCTTTCAACGACGGTGCGGTTGATGAAGTTATCTCGACTCGTCGTCTTGTGCATATCAGTAAGGCATTCTCTATCTTCAACAATCGTCTGAAAGCAATTGAGATGTGCTTGAACCGATTCGACACGGACACCAAGACTGCGTTCTTGGATCTGTACACGAAGGTTGATGCAGAAGCCACTGCTCCTGTCGCATCTTCTGATATTCTTGATGGCGTCAAGGTTACGACCAGCCGTGAAATCAGCACAGACGATTTAATTGTAACTGTCAGTTTAGATGGTAACAATAGAGAAACGCGATTGTCTGTCAGTGAAATTGAAGATTTTCGTAATCAGGGTCTGACGCTTGAACAAATCGTTGACCGCACTGCCAAGACTTTGGCTCGTGTTCTTGATCGTGATATTCCGTTCTAATCCCAAGAGTTTACTTTTGGCTCTTGTTAGTATATAATAAGAGTCATGACGCAAGATAAGCCCTGCTCTTGCGGCATTATTGAAAGGGTGTTTGTTGAGGTTAATATTATGTCTGCTATTTATTCGATGTACAACTACCTTGCTGATGGCAACACAGTGACCACACGTCAGGCTCGCACCTTGTTCAAGGTTGAGAATGTCGCTGATCTCGTGTACCGTCTCCGCAACAACGGCGTTTCGGTCTACACCAACCGTGTTACGACCAGCCGTGGCGAGAAGACAATTGCCTACCGTCTCGGCACTCCGAGCGAGCAGTTTGAGAAGTATTTCGATCGCGGTCAGGTTGGTCGCGCTCGCAAGACTCTCTACCGCAGCGCAATTGACGTTGCGATGAATGCCTAATCTGGCAATTCTCAAAAACTGAAACATGTTCTGTGGGGGTGCAATGCCCCCACAGTTTCATTTGCAGGTTGCTTTTTAAATTCTTTGCATATATAATGTCATGAGCAGGAGGATTTTATCATGACCAAAGTTATTGTTGCAAAAACAAAAATTGATTGTGAACATTTGCTTGGACAATTTCTTGATGAGTCGCATTACGATGTCTTGATCAATGAAGACACGGATTGTTATCTCCAAAGTGAAGATGAAGGCAGCATTGCATTCAAGTTCCGAAAGAATTTCTTTAGCAAACAAGAACAAGACGCTGCATATGCTGGACTCCGCGAAGCCGCAGTGCAATCTCAGAATCGTGGACTTGCTGCTGGTCCAAAGGGTGAGAAGTGCGGTAATCGTGAATGGGTTTCTGAAGCACAGATTCGCATTTTTGAATTCATTAAAAATGAACCTGACAACTCAGTGATTCCAATTGATTTCAATGATGAAATTTCTCAGATCAAAGCCAAGTATGCACAAAAAGAATCAACACGTGGTCTTGTTTGGTTGTCACAAAAAGTAAAACAAGATAATTTTAATTTCGATCGATGGTTGTCTGAAGTATCAACTCTCACTCCTGCAGAACGTAGAAACGAAGCAGTTGAGATTCAAGAAACATACATCTCCGACACAACTTATGCAAATGCTGTTTACTCTGGCATTGCTGGTTGGTTCGATCGTTATCCGCGCATTCCATATGGTCGCGCAACTGCATATACGCAGAATTCATATGACAAATTTAAATTGTCATTTCCATTTTTGCAAACATTGGATCGCGGCTTTGCTGAGTTGCTTCCAGAACGCCATGCTGCTCAACGAAAAGCAGCAGACAAAATTGATCCATCGTTTTTGGTTCCAGGAACTGTGTTCACAACAATCACTGTGAACAAAACTTTCCGCACTGCAGCACATCGTGATGCTGGTGACTTTACAAATGGATTGAGCAATCTTCTTGTGTTATCCAACAATGGTAATTATTCAGGTGGATATCTCATTCTTCCAGAAGTTCGTATTGCCGTGAATGTACGACCAGGTGATTTGTTGTTAGTAAATAATCATGAGTACATTCACGGCAATACACCTATTGAATTGCAAGATGACATCGCAGAGCGTGTGAGCCTTGTTTGTTATTTGCGCGAGAAAATGCTTGAATTAGGAAGCAGAGAGTATGAAGATCATCGATTTAATTATGTTGAGTCACGTCGAAAGAACAAAGAACACAAACTCCAACGACGTCTTTGGAACGGTATTTCCGAAGGAATGTGGGATGAGAAAGAGTGGTATGACTATTTGGAAAAGCATGGTGGAAGAGAAATGGTACAAAAATATCATCCAGAAGCATACAGAAAAGAAGCAACGTTAGAGGATTTGTTTTCTTAATATGTGCGCAGTCTTTGGTGCTTTTCTTGAGAAGCCTATTGCTCAAGACTTAAAAATGTTGGCTGATGTGTTTCGTGAATCCAGCATTCGTGGATTGCATGCAACTGGCATCTCTTGGGTTCGCGACAATAGAGTCCATGCGATGATCTCTGCAACTCCTGCAGGAAAGTTTGTTGAAGCATTTGATCTGAAAACAGCATTGAATGAAGATGGTAATCTATATCTAATTGGTCATTGTCGCTATTCAACCTCTGATCTGAATTACAATCAACCGCTCTGGGATTCAAACTTTGCAATTGTTCACAATGGTGTTGTGAGTCAAGAGATGCCAGAGAATTGGGAACGTCTGTATGGATACAAATGTCAGACTCGCAATGATTCAGAATTAATTCTTCATACACTCCGAGCAAAGAAGTCTCCTCTTGTAGAGTTTGCTGATGCGTCAATGGCAGTTGTTGAACTCTACAAAGAAAAGAAACTACGTTTCTATCGCAATGGCAAGCGACCAATTTACTTTACTTCTCTGCCAAATGGCGGTATAATTACTTCAACGAAAGATATTGCTGAACGTGCCAATTTAAAAGGTACAGTTGAAGTTGATATGAACTCATACGTCACCATGAACAATGGAACCTTTGCTAAAGAGTTTGTTCATATTGAAGGTGCAAAAGATTTACAGCCATGAAGTTTGCTAATTCAGAGACCGTTGTAAGTTTGATTCGAAATTCACCAGAGGGTAAGAACACTCGATTTCTTGCTGCATCACATAATCTCTGGATTCGATTTCAGAACTACGAAAAGTCACCACCGATGATTCTTGAAGACAATGGTAAAATTGTCTCACTCATTTTTGCAACTTTCAATCGCGACAAGTACACCAACCTCTATGAAATCGTAACGGCGGAAGGATGTGAGGGTAAGGGGTATGCCTCGCGAATCTGGGATGAATATGTAGATTACGCAGTGAATGTACAGATGATGAAGCGATTAAAAATCTCTTGCACTCCAAGTTCTGTCACATGGCATATGAAAAACGGTCTTGTCTTTTGGGCAGTTGATCCAACTGGCTCGCTACGATCAGATCAGCCGTTGTTCAAGACTAGAGCAGAACAATTAGACTTTAGGAAACTTGCGGTTGTAGATCCATCAATTGCATTTCCTGATGACAAAGTGCGCACACAATTAATTGATGAGTCGCTAGAGTCGCATAAATTCGGAAAGAAAAAACTTGAAATAGTACGGAAGGCAATTGCTGATGTTAGTGATTATTGGCTCCGTGATGCATTGTTGAAACAAAATGTCGAACGCTTCTTTGAATAATCGTCGTGAACAATTTATTCGTTGGTATGCATGGTCCATGCAATATGGCGATTGTGATCCAGCCGTATGGTGCACCAACTATCTTCACCAACGATACGAACACAATGATGAGGAACGTCTGTGGTTTGCTTGGTTATATGGCAACACATATCAATTACCAACAGCATGGGTTCTCAAAAGCGAATTTCCAGATTATGAACTTGCCACTGTAGATCGTATTACATGGTGGAACAGTCACAACTACAAAAGGTTGAGATACCAAACTGATACAAAGTGGAACAAAGGACACTTGCCAGTCATGTTTGAATCATATCAAAAATTTATTGGCAAGCGCACACAACGTGAAGTGTTGGAGAATTATTATGGAGACAATGAGAAGCAAACTTTCGACAACCTTTGGAATACTCTTAAAGGAAATCTGTACAAGTTTGGTCGTTATTCCACTTGGTTTTATATGCAGCATTTGTGTCATACTGCTCACATTAAGTGTGTACCTACTAGCCTCATGCTGGACGATTATTCTGGCTCTCGCTCACATCGTAATGGTTTGCATCTTGCCCTCGGCGAAGATGACAAATACGATAAGCAACTTACTGCAGGAGAATACAAATCTCTCGAAGCACGATCGAGATCAATACTTGAGGAGACAGCATCTAGATACCCCAACTTGGTAGATCAAATTGATTTCTTCACGATGGAGACTTGTCTTTGTTCATTCAAGAAAATCTTCCGCGAACATCATGGGCGATATCTTGGATACTATCTTGATCGTCAGTCTGAAGAAATTCAGCAAGCAGAAAAGGATGACTGGAATGGTATTGAATGGAATGTGTTGTGGCAAGCAAGAAATGAAACTCTTGATCCAAGGCTTGCAATTCGCAATGCTAAAATTAACAAGGAAAAGTTTACTTTTTATCTGAGAACAGGTAGAATAGAAAGACTAGACTGGATGTTTCAAGATGAAGAACCAGTGAAAGAAGGATTGGAGGCATTATGGTAAAGGTGATTGCAATGGGTGGTGAACCAGCAACTGGCAAGACCACTTTGATGTTTCGATTGATTTCAATGGCTGATGATTGGCAAATCATTAAACCACAGAAACTTCTTGATGCAATGTATTCCAAGAAACTGAATCTCTACATTCTTGGTAAATATGTCAACGACGGTAATGTGTTTCAGGGGACAGATCGATTGTCAATGGCAGTGCAGCCTGATGCTGAAAAATTCTTTAATGAGTTATGGTCTGAACATGCAGAGACTAATGTAATTTTCGAAGGCGATCGTTTGTTCAATGGTAAACTTTTAGACAAACTATCAGAATGGTTTCCGAATTCGTTTAAGGTTCTTGTTCTGACTGCATCGCATGATACAAAAGAACAACGTCATGTAGATCGTAAGGATGATCAAGATGATAAGTTTAAGAATTCTCGAGCAACGAAAATCTCAAACATCATGGGGTCGTTGACGCTCATGGACTATATAGAAACAATGGTCAACGAAAACCTCGATGATCAGGCAAAGATCATTGACAATATTAGAAAATTTTATACCTGGAGTGAATAATTATGCAATTAGAAGTTAAAGTAGAAGAATTGCGCAAAAAGAAACTTTTTGTCGCGACACCAATGTATGGTGGTATGGCGCATGGTATGTTTGTGAAGTCGTGTCTTGACTTACAGACTCTCTGCTCAAATTATGGCATTGAAGTTCGATATTCTTTCATCTTCAATGAATCACTAATTACACGAGCGCGCAATTATCTTGTTGATGAGTTTCTTCGCGCGGAAGGATTCACTCATATGCTTTTCATTGACGCCGACATTCATTTCGATCCTCGTGATGTGATTGCGCTCCTTGCTCTTGACAAGGAAGTTATCGGCGGACCATACCCAAAGAAGTCGATCAAGTGGGGTGCAATTAAAGATGCTGTTGCACGCAATCCAGATATTCCACCATCTGAACTTGAAAAAGTTGCTGGTGACTTCGTGTTTAATCCTGTTCCTGGAACTGAGAAGTTTAGTGTTGCTGAGCCGATTGAAGTTCTAGAAATTGGAACTGGCTTTATGCTTATCAATCGAGAAGTATTTGAGAAGTTTGAGAAACAGTATCCAAATCTTCGTTACAAACCAGATCATGTTGGTCAAGCCAACTTCGATGGATCGCGTTACATTCACGCTTACTTTGATACTGTAATTGACAGTAAGGCAAATGGCGGCAAGGGATCAGATCGTTATCTCTCCGAAGACTATATGTTCTGCCAGTGGTGGCGTAACATGGGTGGTAAGATCTGGTTGTGTCCTTGGATGCGCACACATCACATCGGAACGTATGCTTTCCATGGTGATATGCCAGCCGTTGCAAATTTCGTCGGATCTCTATAATTTCATATGATTATTGGTCTAGTAGGCTTCATTGGAGCAGGGAAAGGTACAGTCGCAGATCTCTTGGTTGAGCGGCATGCTTTCATTAAAGAAAGTTTTGCAAATAGCGTCAAGGATGCCTGCGCTGTAATCTTTGGTTGGAATCGTGGTTTGCTTGAAGGCGATTCTTTAGAATCGCGAGCATGGCGCGAGCAAAAAGATGAGTGGTGGTCAGAAAAACTTGGTCGCGAATTTTCACCAAGATTAGCACTCCAGCTAATGGGCACAGAGGCAGGTCGTGATGTATTTCACCCCGACCTCTGGGTTCATACTGTGTTAAGGCGATGCAAACCTAGTCAATATTATGTAATTGCTGATGTTAGATTCCCAAATGAGATCAAGGCTATTCGAGATTCTGGGGGACGTGTTATTCGCGTTCGTCGTGGTCCTGATCCTGAGTGGTATGATCTTGCTCGAGACTGCAATCTGGGACGTCTTCAACAAGAAGTAATGCGCAATGCATATCCAGAAGTTCATTATTCAGAATGGGCTTGGATTGGATCTAACTATGATATTGTAATGGACAATAATTGTACATTGGATGAGTTGAAAATTCGAGTTGACAATATAGTCGATTCGATCTATAATAATCGTGTTGAGGCAAATGAGGTCGTTAATTATGAAACTTTCTGATAATACGTTGAACATCTTGAAAAACTTCTCTGGTATCAACCAGAGTATTGAATTCAAACAGGGTAATACGCTCCGTACAATTTCTGCAGGTAAGACAATCTTCGCAGAAGCAGTTCTTGATGAAACATTCGAAAAGGATTTTTGCATCTATGATCTGACAAAACTCCTTGCAAAACTTTCTCTTTATAAGGATGCTGATCTTTCTTTCGATGTAGATCGCATCAACATTCAGGCTGACCGCAAGCGAGACTATATTCATTATTGTGCACCAGAATTGCTGACCAAGCCACCTGCAAAGAGTATCTCTATCACAGAAGCAGATTGCTCGTTTGTTCTTTCGCATGCTGATCTTGATTGGATGCGTAAGTCTGCCAGCATCTCTGGATTGCCAAACTTTGTGTTTGAGAGCGACGGTGCTGTTGTAAACTTTATTGCGACAGATGTCAAGAACAATGCAGCAGATCATTCCAAGATTGAGATTGGAACTGGCGACGGTAAGAAGTTCCGCGTTGTGATGAAAGCAGAGCACTTCAAGTTGCTTGATGGCGATTATGAGGTTTCTGTATCAAAGCGAGGCATCTCCAAGTTCAAACACAAGACAATCAATCTGTCATACTTCATTGCTGTTGATGTTGCAGATTCTTCTTTTGAGGAGTGATCATGACTATTAAAGATGGTGACAAAGTAAAGATTCTGGGATGTCTCCAAGAGATTTCAAACTCGCTCACGCGCATTGAAGCAGAACGAGACCTCATCAAAGATATTCTGCAAAGAATGCAGGATGAGTTCGAACTTCCAAAGAAACTCTCTCGTAAACTGGCGAAGACTTATCACAAGCGCAACTTTGAAGAAGAAGTTGCAAGCCAGAACGACTTCGTGGAGATCTACGAAACGGTGGCTAAATAAGTCTGTTGGGGTGCAACGTTCTTTGTTGACGGCACAATCCGCCAGACTGCTCGCTGTGGGAGTTCACCTTCCCCACCCCATCTTCTCTTTGAGGTTATTATGAAAGATATTTTTTTCGCAGTGCTGATCATAGCATTTGCTGTCTATACAATTGCCTCCACTTTTGTTGGTTGGGATTCCAGTTACGGAATCTATGGTATCCTAATTTCTATGGGTGCTGAGGTAGGTTACAATGAATGGTTGAAGAGAAAGAACAATGGCAACAAGACGTAATTTCTTCAAGTATCTTGGTCTTGCTGGTGGCGTGGCTGGCGGTGGCATTGTTGCCGCTGCAGCCGTTTTACCAGATCCTGAAAAAACAGAGTGTGTAAAGAAACTCGATAAGACTCTGAGCAATATACAATTTCATCAAACTTATGGTCAAAGACTTCCAGATCCAGCATCACCTTCAAACCATATGTTCGTACATGAACCACGATATGTTCCTGGAACAAGAAAGGAAGTTGCTGTTGGAATGAATGTTGGTCCTGATGGTGAATTGTACTTGAAAATTAATGGGAAATGGCGTAAGATAGTAACTGAATAATTGTGAGGAATTTTTATTATGAATGACTTGCTCTGGGTTGAGAAGTATCGACCGCGGACTGTTGCTGACTGTATCCTTCCTGACGAATTTAAATCTACTTTCCAATCGTATGTGGATCGAAAAGAGATTCCGCATTTGCTTCTTTGTGGTGGCGCAGGTGTTGGTAAAACAACAATTGCAAAAGCACTTTGTGAGCAGGTTGGTTGCGATTACTTGTTCGTAAACGGATCAGATGAATCTGGTATTGATACATTCCGCACCAAAATTAAAAACTATGCTTCCTCAATGTCCTTCACAGGAACAAAGAAGGTTATCATCATCGATGAGGCAGACTATCTAAATCCAAACTCCACTCAGCCAGCCATGCGCGCTGCAATGGAGGAGTTTGCTCTTAATTGTACGTTCATCATGACTTGCAATTATAAGAGTCGCATCATTGAACCGTTGCATTCTCGATGCGCTGTAATTGAATTCAAACTGCGCAAAGAAGATAAGCCAAAGATGGCAATGGCATTTATGAAGCGCACTGCGGAGATTCTCACTGCTGAGAAGATCCCATATGACAAAGCAGTCCTTGCTGAAGTTGTCAAAAAACATTTCCCTGACTATCGTCGAGTGTTGAATGAACTTCAGCGATATTCTGTCAGTGGTAAGATTGATGCTGGTATCTTAACAAGTTTGACTGATGTTTCAATCACTGAACTTGTAACTGCACTCAAGGATCAGAACTTTGGTTCAATGCGAAAGTGGGTTGCAGAGAATGGCGTTGAAGATCCGTCAAGAATGTATCGTAGAGTTTATGATAGTCTCTATGATGTGATGGATAAATCCACAATTCCAAATGCTGTTGTAATTCTGGCAAGGTATCAATACCAATCAGCCTTTGTTGGTGATCAAGAACTGAATCTAACTGCATGTCTTACTGAACTAATGGCAGAGTGTAAATTTATATGATGACTGCGATTGAAGAACAATTGGGTCCAATTGAAATTGGACAAAAATTTCGTTTTAAGGAAACAAAAAAACCAACAAGTGATCTTGCTGGAGAAATGCGCGAATCACTCACAATAAAATCAATTCAACTTGATCTGTATGAACGATCTGGACTAATTATAACAGATGTCACGCAGTATAAAGTTCCATATGACTATACCATCTTTAACCCAAAGACGAATAAAACAATACGTGCTCAAATCAAAACAAGTTCATGTTTTAACTCAAATGGTATTAATAGAAAAGGTAATAAAGCAAAAACTAAAAAAAATTCGTGGGTATTTGACTTGCCAGAACATACTGCCCTTTATTACTGTAAAGAAAACGTTCAATTTATTGTATGTGCAGTAGTTACAGAACGATCTTACCGCGACAAGTTAAAGTCAAAAGAACTGATTTATTGGGTAATTCCGATTGATCATTTGATGGAATACTGGTACAAGAAGACTTCTGGTACGAAGTATGCAATCGCTGCGGATGATCAAAACTTCCATAATGAATACTGTATGAATTATAATCTTCTATTAGAGCACTCAAATGGCTGATCTATTTAAAGAACTGATTCCCTCGATTCTTCAGACAAAGCAGTACGCTCTTCTCACAGATCAAGACGAACGATCCTACCCTGCATTCATGGTGAATCGTGCGCTCTCGTATCACCGAGATACGATTCTATTTGCCAACGAGATGAATCGTTTCTCTAGCCTTGATAATAAGATGAAGTATGACTTTCTCCTAAATATTGTTCGAGCCTCAAAAAGACCATACTCAAAATGGTTTAAAAAGGCAGAAAACAATGATTTGGACGTAATCAAAGAGTATTATGGCTATTCAGATTCAAAGGCTGCAGAGGCTTTAAAGATACTTAATGATGAACAAATCGCTATGTTAAGAAAAAAATTATTCAAAGGATGATAACATGAGCGTTGAAAAATTGATTGAAGTTACACTTGATAAACAGGATGATTTCTTAAAGGTGCGAGAAACTCTAACTCGTATCGGAGTCGCGGCAAAGAACGATAACATTCTTTATCAAAGCTGCCATATCCTCCACAAACAAGGAAAGTATTACATCGTTCATTTTAAAGAACTTTTTGAATTGGATGGTAAGCCAAGCAACATTTCTGAAAACGATTTACAGCGAAGAAACACAATCGCGAATCTAATGGCAGAATGGGGTCTTGTGAAACTTGTAAGTCCAGATAAAACAAAAGACAATGTTGCGCCACTTTCGCAGATTAAGATTCTTCCATTCAAGGATAAGAGTCAGTGGCAATTGGTTTCTAAGTATACAATTGGAAAGAAAAAGAAAGAGGCATAATTTGTGATTGCATTGAACATTTATAGAGTTCGTGATGATTTTGAGATGCCAACTTACGGAACGTCTCTTTCAAATTGTTTTGATCTTTCTTTTCAACCTTCTGACACTCATGTCAAAGGCTACGATAAGTATAACAATCCAATCTCACAATTAATTAACAATCATGGAGAGATCTCAATCTATCCAGGAGATCGTTTGTTAATTCCAACTGGACTGATCTGTAAGATTGAGCAATATCTTACTGTTGAAAAGTTTACAGATATTCTTCAAGAAAAAACTTCGCTTGGAAGTTATAGCATTCGTCTACACCCAAGATCTGGTCTATCGCTCAAGCGAGGACTGGTTCTTGCAAATAGCGAAGGGATTGTTGATGTTGACTATCAAGAAGAAATCTTCGTATTGATGACGAATATCTCTGAGATGGGACAGACGATCAAGAATGGTGATCGCATTGCTCAGGCTGAGGTTGTATGTAATGTACCAAATGTACATTTTATTACACTTACATCTCGCCCAGAAAAACATTCAGAAAGATCTAGCGGATTTGGATCAACTGGTGTATAAATAGAAGTGGATGCCCATTTGGGGTCCATTTCTATAAACTTGCTTATTAAAGGAGTTACAAAATGACTAATATCACTGCACTCACATCCGCATACTTCGATCGTCTTCTACCAACAGCACTTGGTTTCGAGAATTCGTTCGCTGCTCTTGACAATGCGGCTCATCTACTAACAGCAACACAAAACGCATTTCCACCAGTGAATGTCATCAAACACGATGACTATAATTTCACTGTTGAACTTGCAGTTGCTGGGTACAAACAAGATGAGATTGAAATCACTTCTGAGAGAAACTCTCTCAAGGTCAAAGGCAAAAAAGCAGAAACTGATGAACGCAACTATCTTGTAAAGGGTATTGCTGGACGTCAGTTCTCTCGCCAATTTGTTCTTTCTGATACAGTTGTGGTTCGTGATGCTGCTCTTGCAGATGGCATTCTTTCTATTCAATTAGAGAATGTTGTTCCTGAAGAACAGAAGCCACGTAAGATTGCAATCAAATAACCATTGAGACTATATTATGATTCGTGATGAACTATCGTGGGATGAATTGTTTATCTTACAGGCTACTCTGATCGCTCAGAAGAGCAAAGATCCCAGTACTAAGGTTGGTTGCATTATTGTCAATGATGATAATGTGATTCTTAGTACTGGGTTCAATGGCTTTCCTCGCGGCATTGAAGAAGATTGGAAAGATCGCTGGAAGCGTCCAGAAAAGTATCACTGGGTTGAACATGCTGAACGCAACGCAATCTTCAATGCTGCTCGTGTTGGTGTTTCACTCAACAACTCACGCGCATATCTAAACTGGGAGCCAAAGCCATGCGCTGATTGCACACGCGCATTGATTCAAGCAGGCATCAAGGAAGTCATCGGACCAAACCGACCATGGACTGGCGTTGGTGCTGGCAAGCATTACTCGATCGAACACGCCGAAACCATGCTGCGTGAAGCAGGAGTTCGAATACGCTATTTCGACCTTCCCCCAGAACTAGGGGAACCCCCATTCTAGGACCGCTCTCTCGGCTCTCTCCTCGGTCTCTCGGGGAGCACGTAAGTTATTGATTTTACAAGAGTTTTTTCTGTTGTATTTTCCTCTATTTCATACGATAATTGTTGTATGAAACATTATCACTTTATAGAAGGTCAGAAAGACAAGTTCGGCGCATATCACGTGCTCTGGCACACAGGGAATTACAGGTACGAGATCGAGTGTCGCTCGACTGGGAACAAAATCCCCCTCGAAAACACATCTTTCGAGGAGGCGAAAGAAGCCTTTCGAGAGGTGCTCGTAAGTTATTGATTTTATTCGACTTTTTCCTGTTGCGTTTTACGCTAGGAAATGTTATAATAGTCTTATGAAATATGAAATCGAAATAAAAGTTGGTGACGTCGTCAAGAGTCTTGACTTCGTTGGTATCAGCAACTGCTTCTTTGTCGGCGTCGTGACTTCTGTCTCGTCAGAGGATAACACGTTCCGCGCTCGCACAGTTAAGCGTGTGTGGGAAGGTGTCGCGTTCAACGAACAGAGTCTTCCTATCAACTTCTCTGCTCCGCTCCCTGGATGTCATTTCTTCGATGATCTCGCGGAAGAGAAAAATGCTGAGCCTCGCGTGCAGGTGGTTGCCTAATAGGAAATGCAAAATGTTTAAATTGCAAAATTACAACGAATTTAAGAATCATGTACGGTGGCACGACTACTTTGCCATCATGATCAATGAATTTGCTGTCGTTCAAGTCCGCCGTTATGAATGGTTTGACAAGGAACAGTATACCTTTGTCATTCAAGTATTGGGATTTGCCGTGTTTCATCGCACAGGAAATATGTTATGAAAAAGCAAACTGAAACATTATTGAGTGAAGCGATTGATTTGGTGAATGCTGCTGATCATGTTCTT